TTTACTTTTCCCAACAGAGCATCTATCTCCTGACCGCTGAATTGTGAAGTGTAATCTGACATGACTCTATATTGCTTTAACTATTATTGAATATCCTTCTTTGGTGAGGAACGCGCCGTCGGAGGCGTAGAAACGGACCCTCGGAATGGGGATGTCGCATACTTGCGAGAACGATGCGCTCATCCCGCCTTGTCTTGCGAATCCGGCATCGATTCCACCGTTCCGTTCGAGGCCGACGGACCCGCCGCCGCCCGTTCGCTCAAATGTGACGGTCAAGCACCCCATATCAAATGTCGAGAATCCTTACGAGTTGAACTTTGTAGACCTCCGTCCGGAGGCCGTCCGCGAAGTCCGCGTCCGGGACGAACGCCTTTGCCACCGCGACGGCATCACCGACACCGAACTCCTCCGAGTCGAAGCACAAGTAATAACTTCCGTCACGGTGCGACAAGTCCTCCTTCTTGAACACCCGGGATACAACGCCCCGCTTCACGACGATTTCAAAATTGTCGTCGTCCATCGAGAACCCCGGTGATTGGATGGTCACGAGGTATTTCAATTCCGTTCCTTTGTAGCATTCGTTCTGTCTCATTTCTTCTCTTTTTAATGGGGCGGGCGAAATTCACCGAATGTCCCGCCCCGATACCAACATATTGCGTTATGGGAGCGAACCTCACGGCTGGCTATACCGATATGATGCCTCCTTCTTCGAGGACGGCAATCTGTTCGAGTGTGAAGTCATCGCCCTTGCATGCGGTCTGGAACGCATCGAGCGAGACGGATTGCGTTTCCACATCGACCTCCTTCTCGAAGAGGGCGAATATGTCCTTGTTCGCGTCGGCCTCGGCCACAAGGAACTCCCGATGCCCGATGATGGGTTTCCGCTCACGGCGGAGGGTTTCGACCTCGACGAACTCGTCACGCCAATCCGATTGGAACTTGTTGGCGATTTCGTTCTTCTCGTCGTTGGCCGGACGGACCACACGGCGGAGGGCGAGGTAGTCGCCCATCAGGGCCGACTTGACCTTCTTGTCGGCAATCTTGTTAATCTTAATCCCCGAAAGGATTGCGAGGGCTGTGTTCGCTACGGAGAGTTTCATTTTTAGAAGTGTTTTTTGAATTTCATAAAGAACTTGTACGCCCCGTAGGCGGCGAAGGCGTAAGGAACGGGCAAGGCCCACCATCCGCCATTGAAGCACTTGATGGCCACGATGACAGCGAAGAAGATGAGCAGACCGATGGATGCTACCACCGCGCCCCGGATAATCGCGTCTTTGGTGTACTCTTTCATGATTCTCAATGTTTAATAATCGGGTGAATAATTGAATGTATAGGTAATTCGGTAATAATCGGAAGTGCGGTCGATATATGGCAAGTCGCCGACATTATAAAGCGCGGAGAAGGCCGTGGAATCCCCTGGTGTCTCTACTATCCTCTCCAAATTCATCGGGTCAGTGTCGCCCGTCGCGACGGGAACAGAACCGCTCTTTACAACGGTGTGAATGTCGCTATTCTTGACAACCGACCATGTGACGCTCGTAAGAGTATAGGATGTACTCATGTTGGATTGCTGCACATCGGAAGCGAGAACGGAGCCGCTCGACAATATTGCGGTAAGAGGTCGGCCCCTGCTCTTCCACGCCCTCTGGTCGTTGTTGGAGAGTCCGGTACGGACGATTGAGTAGTAGTCGGAGTTCGGTTCGATGATGGCCATTTCCACAATTCCGAAGTTATCGTCACAGTTGAGGCTCCAACAAGGGTATTCGTGAACGCTCGTCCACGAAGATTGCGCGTGTGTGGTAAGCACGGCGTAGAGTGTGGCAGAGCCAGCCGTGTCAACGAGTGAGCAACCTTGCAAGGAGAACGTCGACCCGTCGAGATTCGCCATCGTGACCGGGAGCGTCTTGATTTGTGCCTGTTGCCCACGGACAACGATAACTCCGAAATACATATCTGCAAAATCGCCGATGTCATCGAGCGAGAGATTGTACGCCGGGGGAAATGATACAAGGCTGATACCGCACAAAGATGTACCGCTTCCTCCCGTGCGAATCGACGGCGGGAGTTGGAGATTGAACGGCCTTACCGCATTGTGGTTGTACTGGTTGAAGTCCTTGAAACGATGCCATTCGTGAACGCCCTGCCCGCCTCCGTTCAGTCCACGGGGACGGAGGTACTGCCACACATCGTTCGTATCAATCAGTTCGCCCATGTTGGCATAGGAAGGGACGACGAATCCGCAGGTCGGGTGGAGTCCTTCCCCCTTCCACCAGTCGGCGGTGGACTTCCACACCATGCGGTGATTCGTGGTGTCCTCTTCGAGTTGGTCGTCATATCCTTGGCCGGGCATACGGACGGGTTTGTACTTCGCCCACTTGTTGATGTCGCCGTTCATGATGAGACCGCCGATGTCGCTGTACGCACCAGTCCGAATCACGGTCTGGATATCGGCGATGCTCACGCCCTTGTGGGGAGTGGTCGAGGTGTCGATATAGATTATCCCGTTTGCGTTAGGCATGGCTTATGAACTCGCTTGTACGCCTCCGGCGGCGATGAATCCGTCGCAATAGAGGCCGATTGTATTGTTGTTGTCGGTCCCGTGAACATGGAGCGCATGATTCACGGAATCGTATTCTATCGTCACCGGGCCGAGTTGGATGACCGAGGTCGATGACATCGTGAGGTCGCCCGTCAGGTTCCCGTCCTCGGCATAGACATTCGCCCATCTTTGGTTGGAGGAACTACCACCGAGGTTCAACCCCGTCACATAGTTCGGGATGATGTTGCTTCCGACGACAATCTGGCTCGACTGCACGGAAAGGATATTCACCTGATTGCCGTTTGCGTCACACGCGCGGAGGTTCACGGCGGTCCCGTATGCGTTGAAGGTCCGTTCCGAGCGCGTGCCGTATCCGAACATCGTCAGGCCCGACTGCGAGAGGTCTATCATGTTCTTACTCGCAACCGAGACCGAACCGCCGACGGAGATGTTGTTCGAGAAGGATGTGTTGGCCGAGAATGTCTTCGCGCCCGTTATCGTCTCGTCTCCGGCGATGGTGACGGCCCCGAGGGCGCTTGCCGTGATGGTCTTCGCGGCACTTCCGTCGTAGGTGTAACTGCCGAATGTGAGCGCATACGGGTTCTTCAGCGAGGTCGGTATCTCGTCCTTGTAGGCGAGGTACTTCGTGACGGTGGTCGGGGTGAGAGATGACACGGAGTCCGTGAACACCCACTTCGGCCTCGGCATCAGTTGGTATGTGTCGCCGGACATCGTTCCGTTCGAGAACTTCAAGGTATTCACCAAGAAGTTGTAGGTATTCGCACCCGTCTTGAGTGCGTAGTCGTCGAGGTCGGAAGCATCTATCTTCGCGTTCCATGCCGTAATATCCGAAGTCGTTATTCCGTAGGCCGCAGACGCGGAGAAAACCGGGTCCGTTTCACCGCTACCGGGCGTACCGCCCGTGGGGGCGAGTATGTCGTAGTTCGTCCCGTCGATAGTGAGCGTGGCAACCCTCGTCCCAGAGGAGAGAAGATTGTCAATCGCAACGGTGGAACCTCCGCTCCCGCTCGTCCAAGGCACATTCACGAACGCAAGGCCAGTCGAATCGCATTGGATGTAGTAGTATCGGTCCGAGACGGACGATATGGATTGAATCGTGGGCGTGGTGGAGAGGACGGAGCCGACCATGATGCCGCCGAGGGCGTTCGTCGCCGCCGGGTTGACCGTGACGGACAACGGGGCGTTCACCCATTCGCTACCGTTGAATCGAAGGATGTCTCCGTTCGAGGGGTTCGGGGCCGTGACATCCAATAGGTCGTCCAAGTACGAGGTGGAACCGCTTCCGCCGCCACCGTCGATGGCCCCCACGCCTCCCGCAGAGAGCCACCCCGGGACCCATAGGTTCCGGTACGGCTCCTTGAGGGTGATGTTCCCGTTCTCGTCGAGCGTGAAGAAGGAATCGCCTACCATGCTCGACATCTGCGAAACGGCCTCTTGCGTGGCGTTTGAAACGGGTTTCGACGATGTGGCAGGGGCGGACTCCGATTCCGTCCAAGTCTTGCGCTTGCGGTCGCGTAGAGTGACCTTGTAGGTGGGGATAGCCGACTCTCCTTCGTTGATTACAAGTGTATCGACGAGAACCCGCGCTATTGAGCCTTGTGCCGAGAGTAATATCCGCTCCCCGTTTGAAGTGAGCAAGTACCCGCCACCAGATGTGAGGAAGTATTGGAAATCCCCGCCAGTCCCGTCACCGATTATGTTCGGGTCGACCAATGTCATGTTTTGCCCGACCACGATGGTCCGGTTGTTCTCCACCATGAACTTCGCGTCGATTTCCGGCGTGTATTGCCACCGCTCCACCGCCGTGTCGAGAAGTAGGTCTTGCGCAGCCTGATAGAGTCTGTCCTCCGCCATACGGACATAGATGTCGGGCATGGCGATGTCGAGGAGGACGAACTCATCGCCGGGGTATTCATTCTCCTGCCCGGCGTTCTCCAATCCGCGAACGGGATATTCCGTGTTCGGGAACCATTGGGAAAGGGACTCGTCCTCGGAGCGCCAACATTCAAGGCTCCACGAATCGGTCGTTTGACTGTATTGGACGGACTTGATGGAGAATGTCCTTCCGGCGCATTTGCCGGAGCGCATGGCGATTGTCTTGCCTTCGCCGAGGAGCGCTTGGGCCGCTATGTCGAAACCTATTTGCCGTAGTGAAATCCGGAATGTCTTGCTCCGATAAAGGGCAATGTTTATCGTACCGACACCCTCGATTGAATAGGTATATGGAGCCGCCACTTGCCTATTGTGGTCGTGGATGTAGATTGACAAGGTGCATGTGACAGTATCACCCGCCGACACGGGAACCCTTGGAGCGTTCGCCGACACTCCTGAAATGACCCAATGCCCGGATTCGGATGGCGTTTCCAAGAGCGTGAACGGGAACGGTGCGTCCAAGCCGACACCGTTTACTTCAAACTCAATCTGCCCGTTCACATTGCTGGTCGTAGCGGTATCGACCGAGCCGGAAAGGTCGAAGTTCGCGGAGAAATTCATTTCCCCGGATTCCGTAACTTCGACGCTTTTGGTGAAGATGAGTTTTGAACTCCGTTCAACGGTAGGACTTACGGACCCGGACCCGGATTCGCTGATGTTCCCATATTCCGTCACAACGGACGCTTTTCCGTCCTCTCCGGCCTTTCCGGAATCGTAGGTCGATTGCGCCGAGAGAACCCGGTCCACACGGGCGTTCTCGTCGGTGTACGCCGTCGTGGACGGATAGTATTGCGCCGAGGACGAACCGAGTGCGTCGCGGACCGCCTTGATGGTCGCCTCGCGGATGGTCGGGTATATCTCCGGGAGGTCGCCCGTCCCGTCGAAGTAGTAGGTCTTGGGACGGAGGCCGAGCCTCGCTATGGAATCCGCGTCCTCGACATAAGCCTTGGCCGCATCCGGGAGGTCCGTCCCCTCCACATTCGTCAACCCCCACTCCGACACCGGAATCATGAGGTTTTGGATGTCAACCGACTGCGCGTCCTTGATGGCCTGCGAGTTGTACCACCTCGGCAACATGTTCTTGGACGAGCCGTATACGAAGAGTCGGTTGGCGAGTTCGTCGGCGTTCGCCGCCGTCCGCGTTACGGAGGTCAATCCGTTGCCCTTGCCATATAGGTACGACGAGGTGGAGGTCAAACCCCCGCCGCCGATGGTGATGACATTCCGGGTGACGGACGAGCCTCCAATCGTCACTTGCTCCCGTGTGAACACCCAACCGACTTCCGGCCATACCTCGTACACCTTGTCGAGCGCCCCGAGAAGGGAAACGCCCGACACGGTGAACTCCCGCGCCTCGGACATGAGGTCAACGAGGTCTTGGGACGCACCCATAGCCGTAGTCGCAAGTCGGACATGCCATTGGTCGGGATACATGTCGTCGAGGCAGGCTTGAATGCGCCGGGCGATGCCGTCCACACCCTCAAAGGTCGAGATGGAAGGTTGTGTAGAGAAGTGGATGCGGTTGTCTCCGGCCACGAGGTCGCGGAAGGGGCAAATCTCCAATTGCTTGGAGTCGTCGAAGAATTGGACGCTTTGGTAAATGTATGCCCCGCCGTAGGTGTTGCTCCTCGCCTGCTTCTTCAGTTGCGGTACATTGTATAGGCGGTAGGTAAATCCGGTGCGGGAGTACACTACATAGTCTCCCGCCGTGAAGTCTATCGGTGTCGGGGATGCCACCTCGCGGAACTCCAACATGCCCGGCTTCATGTAGGTCCCGGTGAATGTCGGCGTTCCGGAGTACTTGGCGCTCCCGCTCCCGCTCTTCGGTATGACATCGAACTTTGCCATGCCCTACTGAACGGTCGTGATTGATTGATTGGAATAGGTGACGGCGGTGGCCGGGTCGTTCACCTTGAAGGTAACGGAGAAGATGGTCCACGCGCAATCGTCCTCGATTTCGCGGATGTCGTCGTCGTAGTCGTCCTTGACATAGCGGACCTTCTGGTATCCGGTCTCCTGCCACGAGTCCCACACCTTGAACTCCCCGGTCTTCACTTTCGTGAGGAAGTCGCTCACTTGCTTGTTCATCACCGACTTCGCGGTCTTGGCCGGGGTGGTGGAGGTGTCCTTGAAGGTCTTGATGTAGAACTTGACCGTGAACTCGAACGCCTTGAAGAACATTTGGGCGACATACTCGTCGTCGCCATGCTCGTCCTTCCAATCGTTCTTGTACGGCTCCTTCACCTCGTGCTTGCCGAGGGACGGTTGCGTTTGGGCGACCAAGCCGTAGGTCGTCGTGTTCCACGCGGTGAGGTCGGTCGCCGTTTGGATGTAGAACGGCTTGTAGTTCGATATGGGGGGTACATAAATCATCGCCTTGCAATTTAGCAAGGCGAATCAAGAATCATCCAATTAGTATTGACTTGTATTGACTAATTCAACCGCTCGACACGGACCACCGAACCGCTCGAACCCGGTGCGCCGATGACCGATTGCAACTCCAAGAGAATCATTCGGTTGCTCTCG